AATTATATAATTCTTCTTTTTCTACATTGTTATGAGGTATATGTACTATTTTACTAAATTCATATAATGCATCTATTTGTTTCTGTTTTATAATAATATGATCTTTAATGTATTGCAAAATAATACTATATTCATTACTTCTAATAACTAAATTGTATTCATTTCTTACATTATGTTTATCAAAATACCCATCTTCTACTATTTTATCAGTTATATTACAATTTCTATTTGCAGATGCTGTAATACTTCCTCCAAAATGATATCGTAATATTTGTAATATATTTGTTCTTGATTGTGCTAATGTTATTCCTGATTGATAACCATCTGTAATTTTTCTGATAAATATACATCCATCTCCATCTATCATTCCAGAAATATATGATGCATTAGGTTTACAATCTTTATACTGTTCTAATTTTTTTAAATTGTCTTGTTCAATAGTTTTACTCATTGTATATAGTATCATATACTATTGTTTTTAAGTTGTTTTCAATTTTAATATTATAATTGCTATAATATTAAAACTTATATTTCATAAATATATATAAATAAATGTAGGATATAACTCCCAACCGCTTAGTTGGAATATGCTAAACCTCCCATTCCCGACATGATCCTTAGCCAAATCATATACCCCACTAAGTTTCCCTAGTGGACGGACTGTATCTTAAGCCAACTCAGATTGATTAGATCTTCATAGTCAACCAACACCCGTTCAGTCTCTGACGCCCTACCATTCTCTATCATATCGAGATTAGGTAGTAAGCATGCGGATTGCCCAATCATTCTAACTATTACCGTACCGGAGTTAAATCTCCGCCACATAACCCTTTCGGTATTATGCTTGGTGTAGAATGCTCTAAGGGGTTCCCCGAACAACAAGGTGTTTTGCAAAATAAAATGTAGTCAAAAACAACAAATCATTTCACTAGCTACTAGCATATTTTGTGAGTGCTTAACCATTTTTTCACAAGACCAGTGCTCACATAGTCTTGATGGGTAGCTTTTCAACGCACTAAGAATTTTTACGTTGTAATTGGTGGCATAAATACGCACCTTAGCAGTTTTTGTTCCTTCAACTGTTGCGTTTGAGAGCACGAGTTGGAGTGTAGCGTTGTCAATTCTTGAAAAATTGCACGTGCCGCTTGGCTGATGTTCTTCGGGTCTTAGTGCAAAAGAATACACGTTAATACCTTCATCAGGGCATCTTGTGTGGCATTGGTAAGGTTGGACCCAAGAGAAGTAAGATCCTTCACGTTCAGAGAAACGATCTTGTCCATTGAGTTGGATCTTAGCAACGACAACAGGGTTTTGACCCCAACAATGCATATCCAAAGATGTTTCAGAGAGGACGAAAGTTCCGGCATCAGAGACTGTGGATCCATCATTGTGTCCATTTCCGGCATTCAATTGAGCATCAGTTAGACCAAGTCCAAGAGCTGCTGCACTTCCAGCTGGAAGTTGAATTTGTGGTCCAGAGATATTTGGTTCAGTGTAAGCATTGTTGTATTCACCTCCGTGCCAGTATCCAGTGAATCCTGGTGGCATGTATGCATCTTCAGCACCAGCGTCTTGGAAAAGACCACGGGCATCAATGAAGGCACCTGCACCGGCAAGCTCAGATGGTCCGCCGAATGCGTGGATAGCATTTGGAAGAGCATCAATCGCATCCGTGTAGTTGAAAGGTTGTGCTCCAAGAACTTTGAACAATGTAGAATCGCAGAGCAAAGATGAGCAGTAATCAACGTTTTGATCTGGCTGAACAACCCAGATCAATTCCTTGACGGGGTGGTTAAAGTTCATTCTAATTTTGTTACTAGACGATCCGACCGACTCGTCGCCGGTGAACTGGAGCTGAGATATCAAATATTCATGTGGATTTTGCGCGAATCTTCTTCGCTCGTCGGTGTCCAAGAAAACATAGTCAACATAAAGAGATGCAGCAACCAAAGATTGGTTGTAGGCAATTGTTGCTGGAACAGTTTGTCCGGCAGAGTATTGACCAGAAGTAGCGTTTGTTGCAGATGAGTTGCAACTGAGGGATGTAACTGCCCACAAGCACTCATCAATAGGGCGGATATCAAGGTTGATCTTAACTTCGTGATATTGAAGAGCTATCAAAGGAAGAGCCAAACCGGGGTTTGTGCAAAACCAGAATTGAAGTGGGATGTAAAGTGTTGTTTCAGGAAGAGCGTTTCTTGGTGCGCAAACTTGTCTTGGCGCAATAGAGTCGCAAGGTCCATCAATCTCAGCGAAAGAAGGATCTGTGATGAAGGTAAGTTGGGTTGTGTTACCAATCATCTTGAAATAACCACGTTGTTGTTCAGCAGTCATTGTAAGTTGGGTCCAGATGTGCATCCAGTCACCATATTGGCGATCAATTCTTTGACCTCCAATTTCAACCTCAACTTGAGCAATAAGTTGCTCTCCTGGGTAATCCAACCAACGAGCATAGACGCTCTTGACGTTGTTGGCAGATTGGGATGAATTTCCCATAAGTTGGTTGATCTCTGGAAGTGTCACTTGGAGGTATGTGCGGTAACACAAATCACCATTTCTGCTGATTGTGCATGTCACTCTTCGTCCAAAGTCGGCTTGTCCATTAAATGTTTGTTCGATTGATTCAATTGCAAAATTTGTATAACGTCTGTATGTCACCTTCCAAAAGGTAATTTGTGGATTTCCTGTAAGATAAACATCTTGTGCTCCATAAGCTACTAATTGCATAAGCCCACCGCCCATTATAATTTCTGTAAAGAAAAAAATTTTATAAATTTACATTTAATTCATTTTAATTAAATAATTTAATTACTAATTATTTAATTATTACTTAACTCTTATATTTCATAACATATTACTTATAGACAATAATATTTTTACAGCATTAATATTTATGTTATTTCTCTCTTAATTTCTTTCTTTATTTTTCCTAAATAAAATGAATGATCTAATAATATAATTCAATAACCTCAACTGTTTTTTCAGTAAAATTTTTAATCCAATAATGAATACATTTTTTTAAATTTTCTAGTCGTTCATTCCATTCAGGTTCTCGTGTTTTAATTATTTGCATAATTCCTAAAGTATTTAATTTCCAACATGATTTTATTAGTTTCCCAGATTCATCTACATAATCATCAGGATTAAATCTTATAAATACTATTGGTCTATGACCTAAATCCTGTGATATTTCCATAACTCTTTTATTTTCACAACTGCAATCATAATTAGTATGTTTATTTTCATCAATTTCTACAATTATAATATGCGACCCTAAATCTGTTAGCAAATCAGGTCGTCTTTTAGAGCAACCCTCTTCAACTTTTTTATCAGCGATCCAAGTAAAATCTGGAAAATACTCAATAATTTTATCAGTAATATATTTTTCTTTTGTTTTATAATTTCTAGTAATAGGTTTATCAGGAAATAAATGCATAAAACAGAATACACAATAACCTTCATATTTATTACCTTTAATTGTATGACACCATGTAGATTTACATAATGATGATCCTCCACATATTTTGCAACAAGACTTTAGTTTAGAATGAATACACGTTTGTGATCCTTTACAAGGAATACATGTTTGTCTATTAACATTATGTTGGCAAATCTCTTGTCCTTTACATTCTTTACATCGTGCTTTTCTTTTTTCATGAATACATAACTCTGATCCATCACAATCTTTACATCTAGATTTAAGTTTAGAATGCTCACACATTTGTGACCCCCCACATAAATTGCACCTATTTTTTCTTTTATTATGCTCGCAAATTGAGCCACCTTTACAAATTACACAGTCTGCTCGTCTTGTTTTATGCTCACAAATTGAACCACCTCCACATTGAACACACCGTGTTTTTAATCGTTTATGATCACAAAAAGAAGTTGGACTGCAAATTATACAACCATATTTAAATTTTTCGTGTTCGCATTTACTCATACTAATTTATATACATCTTATATTTATAAATCATTTCAATTTTTATTTGTATAACTACTTAAAAATATATTATTATATTGTATAGTAAATGGATGCAAAATATAAATTATTAGAAGAAGAAAATAAAAAATTACGTGATGAATTAACTGCAGTCAAAGAACACCTAAAAAAATATACTGCGCCAGCGAGAAGTAAAACATTTTATGAAAATCATAAAGAAGAATTACTTGAAAAAATGAAAGCAAACCCAATATCAAGTGAAAAACGAAAAGAAATAAATAAAAGAGCATATCAAAAACGAAAAGAAAAGGAAAAAGAATTAGAACAATTAAAAGAAATAGATATTAATATATAATTCGTATAAGAACTTAAAGTTATAATCTTTAGTAATATATAATGGAAATGCAAATATATGAAGAGAAAGAAGAAGATGATTTATTACAATTAATGAAGATCCAAATGAGCACAGAACAAGAACAAATATTTATGACAAGTCATTATTTATATTTACAATATGGATCTGACAATACTAAATTTGTAGTTAATTTTGACGAGGTTTGGAAAAATGTAGATTTTACACAAAAAGTTAGTGCTAAACGATTATTAGAAAAACATTTTGTAGAGCATACAGATTATAAAATAGGTGCTCTTCTTTTGGGAAGAGCGAGTTTAGAAGAAAAAGCAGCTCCACAATTGGGTGGAGCTGCTTTTATAAATGAAAATAATGAAAAAGCAGCTTTACTTTTGGGAGGAGCGAGTTTAGAAGAAAAAGCAGCTTTACCCAAAAGTAAAGCTGCTTTTACTATTAAAAAGAATTTAGGTGGATCAGGACAAAATAAAGAATTAATTTTATTAACTGTAGATTGCTTTAAAAATTTTTGTATGTTAGCAGCAACACCAAAAGCAAAAGAAATACGAACCTATTATATCAAAATGGAAAATATAATGCATGAATATTATAAAAATTTTAAATTTAAAAATAATGAATTACAAACAACTCTTCAACTATCGCAAAATTCATTCCAACTTTCTCAATCATCGCTTCAACTATCTCAATCCGCACTTCAACAATCTATAAAAGAAACCGCAATTAAAAGACATGAAGTATTGATTGAAAGTAATTTAAATAAATGGGTAGTTTATTTTTGCAGAATTCAATTACGAGAAGATGGCAGTTTTATACTAAAAATTGGAGAAACTATTGATATCAAAAGTAGAATGGATGCATTGAAATGTAATTTTGAAACAAATATAATATTATTAGATGTGTTTAGATGTGAAAATAGTATTAAATTTGAAAAATCATTGCATAATAGTAATGAACTTACTAAATATAAATATAATCAATTAGAGCATAAAAATAAAAAGTTATCAACTGAAGCATACCATATTCCAAATCAAAAAGAATATGAAAAGATCGTAAAATTTGCTAATAATGAAATGCATAAATATAATAATATTGAATTGACTAAATTGCGAATTGAAGAAAAAAAGATGGATCTAGTTGCTTCATTTATTCCATTTTGTAAAAGTTATGATGAACTTATGAATATACTAAATAAAATAACTTCGCCAATACATTTTGAAATAGAATTAAAAGAAAAAATAATTAAAGAGATTGAAAATGTAGAGACAATAGAAGTTGTAGAATGCAACAGCAATTGCATAGAAGAAGAAAAGGAAGAAATAGAATGCGACCACAAGCGCAATTGCAAAGAAGAACCATTAGAGGAAGAAGAAAAAGAAGAACCCAAAGAAGAAAATATAATTGTACCAAATAGTTCAACCGGACCAATAGTTCAAATATATCATAAAAGTGATTTAACAAAAGTAGTTCATGTATATAATAGTATTATAGAGGCAACTAGAGATTTTAATTATAATAATAAAGTAGCATCATTTACATCAATAAAAAAAGCACATCAATATAAAACAATTTATCAAGATCATAGATGGCATTTTATTTCTAATCGCCAAGAACCCAATTTACAGCAGCCCCGAAATATTGGAGAAACAATAGTTACCCAAGAACGAAATCAAGGACAAATTGCAATGTTAAATATTGATAAAACAAAAATTATAAAAGTATTTAAATTATCCAAAGATGCTGCAAAAGAAATTTTACAACATCCCTCTGCAATGTGTACTGCAATAAAACATTCGTCGCCCCTAAATAATCATTATTGGATGCATTGGGAAAATGTGGATGTTTTGCTACAAGATGAATTTTTAAAAATAAATCTTCCTCCAACTAAGCAACCAAATATAAGAGGAATACAAATTAAACAGATACATCCAATTACTAATGAAATTGTAAAATTATTTGTATCCTATACAGATATCCAAAAAGAATTAAAAATTTCAGTTAAAAAAATTAAAGAACTAATAGAGAGTAATGAAATTTATAAAGGAAAATATAAATTTAAACTGGTGTAAGTAATTCACCTCAACAAATTATCCATATCCAAATTGGAAGTAATAAAAGTTTGCAAATAGGAATCCGAAAAGATTTCCGACTTGCCTTCGTGATCTTTCAAAAAAATATAGCTGTCTCCATTTTTTTTCACAGACCATCCATCATTTACAGCATTAAAAACAAACAACATTTTTTGAAATTTTAAATGATTAATATTATGTGTTGATCCAGTACTAATATTAATGTCCATTATTAAATAAGGTAGAAAAGTAAAAATTAGTTCAAACCAATAAAAATAAAGAATACAGAATTACAAATACTTAAATAATTAAAAGTATAAAATATAATATGCCTTCTTTTAAGCCAAAAACAAATAAAAATATTAAAGTCACTAAAAAGAATTCCACAACTTTAGATGGGAAACATAAAGAGTTTATAAATGAATTCAGTATTGATGACCAAGATATTATACCTAAATTAGAAAAAGAGAGAACCGAATTGAAACAAAAAATGGGACAAGAGAATTTAACAATTGAACAATTGTTAGATTATAAAGATCGTATTCTTGAAATAAGAACAATGATCAAAGAATTGAAACAAAAAAAGAAAGAATATTACCTAAATAATTCAAAACATATTTTTGATTACTTTGAAGATAAACAGAATATTTCTAAAAAAGAGACAACTAGTAAAAATAAACTATTGAATACCTTTTTTAAAATTGATACCGGAGAAGAACAAACTGCAAATAATGTTACTAAAGAATCTAGTATTTTTCAAAAATATTTGAGCAATATTGATGAATCTTTTTTGGATATTAATATGTATATTCATCCAACTGATATTTGTCAATACTGTTTTAAAGGCGAATTAATTTCCATGGAAGATGAAGGTGTGCTTATTTGCAATACATGTTTTCGTAATATTCCTTATTTAATTGAGAATGAAAAACCATCCTATAAAGAGCCACCAAAAGAGGTTTGCTTTTATGCTTATAAAAAGATTAATCATTTTAAAGAAATATTAGCACAATTTCAAGGAAAAGAAACTACACAAATACCAACTGACGTTATTGAATTTTTAAAATTACAAATCAAAAAAGAGAGAATATCTTTAGATAAAATGACATACTATAAGACAAAAGAATTGCTGAAAAAACTGGGGTTCAATAAATACTATGAGCATATTAATTTCATTAAAGATAAATTGGGTATTAAACCACCCATTATTTCGCAAGATTTAGAAGAAACATTGTGCAACTTTTTTATAGAGATTCAATACCCTTATGCGAAACATTGTCCTGATTATCGCGTGAATTTTTTGCATTATTATTATGTTCTTTTTAAATTGTTTGAGTTATTAGGTGAACGTCATTATTTACCTGAGATTCCAATGTTAAAAGATAGAGAGAAACTGATTGAACAAGATACAATTTGGAAAAAAATATGTGAAGAGTTGAATTGGGAGTATATTACGACTATATGAGCAAAATATATCAATCTAGCACTAATTATTTTTATAAACTTGTGTTGATGCTTTAAATACAACAAAAATTATTATAAATACCATAAATAAAAATAACAATTTGGCAAAACAATATAAAATAGTAAATCCTGGTTCTGGTTCTTTATCTAAATTCAACATAGTAATAACGGCCTCTTTTAAATACCCAATTAAAAAATTATCTTTCTCTGACCATGTTAATTTATTTTCTGTATTTGGATAAGTTTGATAGCATAATGGCATATAATATAAATACTTATTTGCAATATTTTTATTAATAATGACATCCCAATGTTTATATTGAGTATCTAATTCTTTACGAATTGTTTGTTTTGAATAAATAATTCCGTGCGTTGATAATGAATGAAATGAATAATAAGTATACAAATTATAAGGAACTATTATAATTGGATTACATCCCAAATAATAAATAAATTCTTCATCATTGTGATCTGTCATAAAAGTATTTATATTTGTGATATGCGAATGATTTTTTATTTCTGGATTAAATATAAAATCATCTTCTAAAATTAAAATATGTCCATACTCTTTCTCTCTTGCGTGTTTAAATGCTTGTAAAAATGCATCAGATAAGTCTTGATAGGATACTTGTTCAATTAATTTTTTCTCACATTTTTTAAATCCATCATTATGGACAATATAAATTGTTTTTGTTGGTTGAGTTTGTTTCAATTGTTCTTTTATATGATCTAAACGACCATTTCCATCTAAATGAATAATATAGGTTGCATCAACAGATTCATCTAATAATCCGCGATCATAATTTATTTCTTCAAAATGATAGCAAGATGTATTATAATCAATATCCATCTCTATTTATATATGTAATCTTTTTTTATTATGAACAAAAATATAAATTAAAAATAGGATTTGAATAATTAAAATAACATTATTAAAATAAGGTTCAGTCATACTGTGAAAGCCTGAATCATCATACATTTTTTCTACCTTTGAAAATGATTTACCGAATATTAGATTACCTATTTCGATTGTATCAAAATAATCTGCTGAATTATACAATATATATAATATACGTATTAATATTAATAATAATGATAATATAGGTGTTAAAATGTTACTGCGAACTGATGCGTAATATATACTAATAATATTAAAAGTAACAAATATTAATTTATAAATATTAAAGTATTTTTTTAATGTAATTAAGTTTGCATTTAAATACAGTTTAAATACATCAAAATGATCATTAGAATTAGATATATATTTAATATAATAATATGTAATTGGACATTTATCATCATGATCTATCCAAGATAATATTTGCAATATACTACAAATTATATATATAAAATCATAATTAAAATTTTTTGGAAATATAAATATATAAAAACAAATAAAAACTGATAATAATATATGAAATATTCCTATGCTTTTTTTAATCATATTTATATAAATGAATATATAATAACCATATCCATATGTTTAAATAATAAATAAGCGCCACTGAATGCACTCATATGTAATATTGGCCATGTATATTTAATATATTCGTGCTTACTGCATAAACATCTAGAATACATGTATAAAATAAATACTAATGAAATAAACCCTATTGTAAAATTTGAGCAATGTTTTAAACTAAATAATAAATTAGGCACCCATATTAACCCAATTAGTAATAATAATATTCTATCTGATGGTATTACATTAAATACCATACTAAACGTAAAATAAGATAAAATCATACTTTCCAAAATAAACAAGTATTTTTTAATATTTTTATCTATTTTTGAATAATAAGTATATGCTATAAATCCAATTGAAATCGCAATTAGATCTAAACATAATAAATAATTATTATCTATATAGTAATGGTGTATCATTCCACAAATACCTATAAATAGTAATGCAGCAGTCATTCCAATATTTTTACAAAATAGGATTAATATAAATGCAGGTATCATGGTAAATATATCTAGATAATTAATTGCTTTCATATATTAATAATATAATTTATTAATATATTTACTTATATTCTTATTATTTTTATTTAGTTACTTGATTGCTTAGAGTCCCCCCATACTAGCACCCACCAAATTTAGACCAATACCTAGACCAGCACCAGCCCGTGTGGTAACACCCATACTAGGCAAGTATGTATCCAAAATACTAAATGTTGCTGCAGCTGTTAGAGCAAGAAGAGCAATCTCTTCCAAATTTAGTGATCGTTTAGGAATAACATAGGCAGCAATAGCGACCATCAAACCTTGAACCAAATACTTGATTATTCTTTTAATGAACTCTGCAATATCAAACATTTATATAAATTAATAAGAAAATAAAAAGAATAAGAAGAAATAAAAGAATTAAACAATTATGCGATAAAATACTTAGAATTAAATATGATTACTAATTAATGAGCAAGAGTTACGAGAAAAAAAACAGTAAAAATGGCAAACCAAATCCTAAATATGTAGATCTCCTAGAAGAAGATAAACCAGTTGCTGGACAAAAGTTTGTTTGTATGTCATTTGTTTCTCCTGAAAAAATCTTGAAACAAAAAGAACTCTACTTTTTCGAACAGTTCCTAAAGAAATGGGATTTTTCTAAATCAATGGATAAATTTGTTCAATTTATGAATTTCATCTCTTTTAAATACAAGATTTCATTTGAAGATTTGACAACAGATTTCAAAGAATTTGTAAAGGAGGAGCACTCTAATTTGAGTAATTCCGGTCTGGAGGATGATTACAAAACTTTTTTGGATAAGGAAGAACAAGAGTTGGACAATAGTTTCAATATTAAATATAATTTTCAAACATCTACCCGTGGAATTAAAGTTAGAGGAACATATCCTACTTTAGAAGAAGCTGAATTGAGATGCAAAATGTTGCGTGAATTAGATCCTAATCATGATGTTTTTGTTGGTCCTGTTGGTCTATGGATGCCTTGGGATCCTGAAGCATACAAAACTGGTCGTGTAGAATATATCGAAGATGAATTGAATCAATTGATGCACGAAAAAACAAAGAATGAATCTTTTGCCAAGTCGGCATTTGATGAGCGTGTTAAAGAGGCAAAGAAAACGGCAATCAGTGAAAATATTAAATCTGCTGAAAAGACTGGAGCATCATTGACGCAAAATATTGATGCTAATGGTAATCTTGTTGGTATTCAAAATATGAATACACAAGAATCCAGTTTTGCAAAGAAAGAAGGGGAGAAGGGAGAGGGAGAGGGAGAAGAGGAAGTAACCTCTGCAGATATTCGTGATGAACTTTTTGAAGGTGATAATATTATTACTGGAAAAACTGATAATGGACAAAGTGAACTATTAAGTGGTCCATTTGCATCCACTTTTAGCAAAAGTGGAGCAAAATAATCCACTTTTAGCAAAAGTGGAGCAAAATAGCAATTCCGATTGCAGATGGCAAATTTATAATATATCTTCAATTATTGTAGAATTTTCTAATTGTTCCTTAATAATAATAATTAAATCATTAATTATTATTTTTGATATTTTTGATAATTCTTTTTTATAAAATTCATTCAGATCAAATGAATATGTCGTGTTTAAGCAGATCATTGTAATTATAAGGAAAACAATTAGTATTCTTGACATTTTGATTAGTTAATACAAGAATTAAATACTTAAAAATATATTTCAATTTTTATTATATATGTTTAAACAAAATAAAAAAGACAAAATACAAAAAGATAATTTTTGTTGCCAATTATGCAACTACCCGGTGATAACTAGCAAGAATAAATGTTGTCATCGATTTTGTGATTATTGTTTGACAACTCTATATAGTTCTAAATTGGCAGAATGTAAAATATGCGAATTTATACAGCAACAGCATAATGGTAGTTTTCGGTAAACTTAGTATTGTTTGAGATTGATCTAGACATTTTAGCTGGTGAACAATTTTCATATGACGCTGCTTTGGCAATGGTTTCCCATGTATTTAATATTGCGCCACTAGATGTTTCTATTTTATTTACTTTTTTGCCAGTAGAACTTGTTGCTTTATGAACATATTTGTCATCCGTTTTTAATCCTATTCCATAATAACCAAAATTGCTTTTTGAATCAACTGATTCTAATACTTTTTTTGCTTCACTATTAGAACCAACCCATAAAGCACCTTTTTGGACATAGGGACATTCATCTAAATAAGTTGTTAATTCTTTCAACTCATCTTTATCTGATACTGAGGGTTTATTAAGCGATTTTTTCCATCTTTTATATTCATCTAGTAATACTACATTTAATATTCTATTATTGGGTGCAAAATTGCATACATTAAAAATGAAATTTTCTGGATCTGAATTAATTAATCGTTTTTTATATTCAATTGGTTTTAGCATAATACCTTGAAACCCGTGAACTACTTGATTCTTATTTTGGTCGTTTAATCTTTTGGGTTTAAATTTAATATTTAAATATGATTTAAATTCAAGAAATATTTCTTTTGTTGGTTTTATTTTCATCCATATACGAAACTGTGCTTCAATATCAGCTGAACTAGTTTCAACATCTGTTCTAACAATACATTCTTCTGAAACAAATTTATCAAATTTTTGTGTTAACTCTGTTTGTGGTATTAATGGATTTACTTCTTTTTCTTTTGAATCTACTGTTTCTTCTTCCATTAAAAATTCTATTCTCTCATCTCGTTGTTTAATTATTTCTTCTAATTCATTAATCTTTAATAAATGTTTATCAACTGTTTTTTTATACTCTTTATTCTCATCTTCTAATGTGCATTTTGCAGTTTTTAATTCTTCATTCTCTTTAACCAATAAATTAAAATTATCAATATTGCATACTTTTAATTCAATAATGCTTTTAATATAGGTATTAATTTTACTTATCGTACATGTTTCATCTATTGAAATAAGTTCAGTATAATTTTCATTGGCAATAGTTAGTGATCTAATTTGTTTTTTAATTTTGGGATGCTTTTTGATATCATTTTCTATTTCTACTTTATTTTGCACTTTGAATGCTCCAATTAATTTAAAATTGGTGAAATCTTTTTTATGTGCTTGAACTCTAACTGATAAATTATTACTTTGTCCAAATTTAATTAATGTTTCATTACTGCTATTTGTATTCTCTATTGATCCTATATAAACGCATTCTGTATTTTTTGGAAATTGCAGTAAAATGATTTCTTGTTTTTCTTGCTCTGAAGTTTTTTGAATATTTTGGATCTCTGTGTCTTTTGCTGTTAGTTGTAATTGTTTGGATTCTAGTTGTAGTTTTAATTCATTACTTTCTTCATTAATTGTGTCTTGAATTATTTCTTCCATTTTTAAATAATATTCGTGAATTTCATCTGCTTTTTTTGTTCCTGCTTTTAAACAAAATGATTTAAATGTTTTTACTGTTAGATATATTTTTTTAATATTATGACCTCCTCTTCCATCAGTTTTTTGCTCACCCTCAAAGGTGAGCAAAGATTTATAATCTTTATTAATAACAAAATAATTTTCTAGTAATCTTTTTGAAGCAGATTTTTGATTAAATCCTAACCAATTCCATATATTATCTAAATCTATTACAAAATCTGTCGTAGAATTATAATTTAAATAGCAATAAAAAGATGAAACAAATAATTGTTGTTCAAAATTACTAAATCCTTCTTGTAATTTAGTTAATAATTTACCATTATATGATTGAGATAGTTTTGTAATTGGGTTATGTTCAATTAAGTCAACGATATTTAGTTCTTCCATTATACTTAGTTATATGATATGTCTTTATATTGTTTAAATTTTAATTGATTATGTTTTTAAAAGTAAAATCAAATTATCGATTTACACATTATGTTTAACATACCCAATAGGTAGTGCTTAGGATGCACTCCCTTACCATTTGCTCTTCTTTACATTGATTTTAGGTCCTTGTCCGCGTTTTTTGGTGTTATTTGGGTCATATTTCTCGTCTTCATCATCTGAGTTAATGTCTTTTGACAATTCCCAGAACTCTTTTGACCCTAATTTGAAGTCATTATGGGCATCCGCTTTATACCAGAATACTTGATCCTGTAATTTATTTGATTTTGCAGTGTTATTTATCACTAAACACTCATAATTTTCAGTGCATTGGTCCATCACCTGGCAAAAAGCTTCGAAAGTTGGAAACATACCCGCATAGTTTTCATAAATTCGTTTTCTATTGGCGATATATGGTTCTCTGAGGATAAATACGTAATCAATATTTGTTCTGAGCATCGGTGGTATGCCTAGGGGGTATTGCATTGTGATGACTAACATGATCTTCCAGTGTCTGCCGTTCATAAAGAGAAGTCGCATCATCTTATCACGTGTCCATGAACCGTCATACAGACAATCATCCAATATAACAAAGGCTCGCGGATCGATCGTGCTTCTTTTAAAAGTTTCGACTTCTTTTTTTATTTGTTTTAATACCGATTTTTGCCTCTTAAGAATATTCTCAATGATCGCCGTATTGTATTCATTATGGATAAACAATTTGGGCACCATTTTGCCGTAAAATCCGTTTCCCTCTTCAGTTCCCGCAATTACCACGCCAATTGGAATGTCTTGGTGATAAAAAAGGAGATCTCTTACGATGTAAGTTTTACCACTGCCCCTTTTGCCTATGAGCACAACAACAGGTCCCTGCGCTTCATTTGGTTTAAAACTGATAGAATTCATTGTAAATCTTTTTAATTCAAGTGACATATTATATTAAATAACTTATTTAATTATATATCTACGCAAAACATTTCTTATAAGTCTTATTTCTTCGCATTAAACACGATCGTTTATATGTAAACTTTCTCTCTTTAATTTTTTGCTCAATCATTTTAACAACTTTATCATCACCTCGGTTCAAATATCGCTGCAACTTATCATTAATATTTTCCTTTTCGCGTTTCAATTTGGTAAGTCCAGTAGTCACTCCATTAAAATTCACTTTTTCATAACCAGGAAATCTAGATAAACTGACTTCACACGTAGATTCTGCTAAAATACCATTCGCCCAGATTCCATAATTATCATACTTATTTGCATTTTCCAAAACAATATGATAAATATTAAAAAACCCTTCTTCATTAACTTCTTCAAATCGGTCATCAAAATAAGCAATCAATTTATATTTATCGTCTAGTTCCATTTTATAATCATTATAGTATTTCATTAAACTCTTCATATTTTCTACTTCATCTGCCGACATATTTTCTTCATTTTCAAGACGAATAGTATAAGTATTATAATGCTCAATAAGTCTGCTCATCTTTTCATACTCCATATCAGTTAAATCGTCATATAATAAAGCGTGAGATCCGGTAACATAAAGATCTTCAATAAGGTTGGGATGTCTCTCTTTTTTAATACAATATAATTTATTAATAGTAGATTCGCTAGAATTTTCTAAAGCACTTTTCACAATAAATTTTGCTTTTCTATAATATCCGCCTTTGCCACTTTTATTATAAATTTTCACAAAAGTATTTTCTTTAATATCTTCTATTGCAACATACTGTTCTCTCTTATCAATCATACAAAGAATTTTAGTTCCTTCTTTAAAACAAATAGATTGTATATCTAGATAAAAATTAGCAATAAAAGAACCAGTAGTTATATCATAAATATATAGTCTTACATATCCACCTGTATGAATTATTACATTTGAAAAATCAAATTGTGTAAATATTTCTGTAACACGATTAGTTGTTCCTAAAGTAGATAAATTATCATTTGTAACAAACATAGTTCCTAAATTATTAAATATAATATTACCTAGTTGATATCCTAATGGACTTGTCCATACGCTAGTTGCAGTTGGAGTTCCAATTAAATTAATAGCTGATATAAACCCTGGAATGGATGGATCTGGAAATATATACACATTTGTAATATACAAATAATCATTTAATATGGCTAGTTCAATTGGAAAATTTAATAAATTTAAATTAGACGTAGTATAAAATATAGATGCATTTGTTGGAATTGGTCCAGATGCATCCATTTTTGTAATAAAATAGTTTCCTGAACTAATATTTTGTATTCTATTAGCAATGTATAAATTATCATTAGAATCAAATACTATACCATCTGGTGCATTTAACATAGTTGGTGAACTATAATATATACTTGTACTTGCAGTATTATTAATTGGTATTTTAGTAATAAAATAATCTCCTACTGGTGCAGGAGAACCAGTACCTACAGTTTGATTTGTTACATATAAATTTTGACCAGTATTATCAATAGTGATTCCTATAGGATTATTTAAATAACCTGATGCACTACCATCATAAAATTGAGTAAAACTTGGTGTATTAATATCAAATGCAATGATCTGGTCTGTTGCATCATTATCTACAATATATATTATTCCATTATGATATACAATGCCATATGGTATAGATAGTAATAATACATTTGTATAATTAGCAATAAGTATTCCTGTTGGAGATAATTTAGTAATATATGGAGTCAATCCACTTGATGTAGTTGAAATATATAAATTTCCATCATCATCATAAGTCATACCCCGAGGATGTGCAGAATTAAACGGAAAATTTGTAAAATAATTTAAATTACCTCCAGAATAAACAGAAGAAACAATAGAACCGCCATTATTTTTTAAAACATATTGATGATCGGGAGATGGAATTATTATTGGATTAGAATATTCTACAGTTCCTGCATTATTTTGTTTTAATGGTGAAGGACTTGTAGTAATAGTTGCCATTATATTATATAAGTTTAAAAAATAATTATTTAATCTTATAATTTGCTAATGGAGATCAACTATGAAAAAAGAAAAAATACAGAATTATTCCAAACATTTAAGCAAAAGAAATTTACATTTCTCTCTAATGTCCAAAATTATTCACCAATTTACAAGAAATTTTTCTTGTTAAATGAAACAAACTATAATTCAGTTAATTTGAATCACGAATGGTTTCTTAAAGATATTAAAAATGTGAATTTTGATTTTAAGCATTTATATAGTTGTGCTTTGCAAAATGTGAAAACAGAAGATATTAAGGAAAAAGATGTATTTTTCAAAATGGCTCCATTATTAGATCCATTTAAATATATTGTTGGCAAATATGATCTAACAGATACAACATTATTTAATTTACCAGTTCATGATTCAGTCCTAGAACAAAAAACAGTGCATCCAAAAATAGTAGATGAAAACAACTCTGCCTATGTTGATGGTATGTTTTCATTTTTATCAAGCACACTAATTCATAAACATAATTTCGTGCATGGTGTTGATTATTATGGGTCTTTTTTGGCAATTAAAAATGCATTTAAATTGAATGTGATTGATGATTTGGAATATTTATGTAAATCGGAATTTTTCAATAAACATAAAAATAGTTTGTTTGAGATTGAACCCTATGAGCATTTTTTTGCAAAAAAACAATTGATGCCTATTAAGATTTCAGGCGATGAAGTAATTGATGAACTGGTTGAAACATTTGATGATTCTATTTTTGAAGATATGTTTGTTCCTGAACCAAGAGTAGTAGAATTAGAGGATGAATCAAATATATTATCACTTGATGACTTAGTTGACATGAATAATTCCGAAGAATTTATAGAAAATCCACTAATTAATGCTGCAGCAGCAGCAACCACTCTTAAATCAGTTACTACATGTTCCTCAAGATCTTCTTATACTACAGCAAGTGAAGATGAGGAAGAGGAAGAGGAAGAGGATAAAGAAAATGGTGAAGATAGTTCTGGTGAAGGAGATAATGAATCTAGCGAATTATTTGATAAAGATAAGAATAATGATAATGATAAATCTAGTTCCTCAGGGGAAGAGTCTGAATCAGATATGTTATCTGATGTAAGCGATGAAGAACTTTATGTAACAATAAACCAGTTCCCAGTGCAAGTCATATGTATGGAATATTGCGAAAATACATTTGATAGTTTAATAATGAGAGAAGAAGAATTAACCCACGACGAATGGTTTTCAGCTTTAATGCAAATCATTATGATTTTAATTACATACCAAAAAGTGTTTGCATTTACACATAATGATTTACATACAAATAATATAATGTATAATAAAACTAGTAAAAAGTATTTGTATTATTGTTATAATAAAAAATACTATAGAGTGCCAACATTTGGTCGCATTTTTAAAATTATTGATTTTGGTAGATCTATTTATAAATATAATAAATTATCATTTTGCAGTGATAGTTTCAAGAAAGATGAAGATGCGCATACACAATATAATTTTGAACCATATTTAAATGAAAAGAAACCAAGATTAGAACCAAATTATAGTTTTGATTTGTGTCGATTGGCTTGCTCTATATTTGATTATATAGTAGAAGATTTATCGGACATTAAAAATTTGAAAAAGTGTTCACCCATTGTTCGTCTTATTGTAGAGTGGTGTTTAGATGATAATGATGTAAATGTTCTTTATAAAACAAATGGCGATGAAAGATATCCCGATTTTAAATTATATAAAATGATTGCAAGAGGAGTGCATAATCATATACCCCATATTCAATTAAAACGTAAAGAATTTGATGCATTTTCTATTTCTAAAAAATCAGTACCAAAAGATGAAAAAGTTATGAATATTGACAATTACGCTTGTGGTCGTCCTGCTTAAGCAATTTAATAGAAGCATTCATCATACTTATTTTGCTCCACTTTTCTTAAAAGTGAGTGCGGTATTTTGCTCCACTTTTCTTAAAAGTGAGTGCGGTATTTTGCTCCACTTTTCTTAAAAGTGATTGCGGTATTTTGCTCCACTTTTCTTAAAAGTGAGTGCGGTATTTTGCTCCACTTTTCTTAAAAGTGATTGCGGTATTTTGCTCCACTTTTCTTAAAAGTGGATAAAGTAGAATTGCGGTATTTTGCTCCACTTTTCTTAAAAGTGGATAATATGACATTTGGATTTATATTATCAAGACATGTAAATTCGGAAACAACAAATCATTATTGGAATATTTGTATTAAACAATTAAATCTAATATATCCAGAAACATCTATTGTTATTATAGATGATAATAGCACTCCAGAGTTTTTAAAAGCAGACCAAGAATATAAAAATATTACTATTATTGAATCAGAGTATCCTAGACGTGGTGAATTATTACCTTATTATTATTTTTATAAGAATAAGTATTTTGATAATGCAATTATTATTCATGATAGTGTATTTTTTCAATGTAAAATTGCGTTTAATAAATTAGAAAAATCACAAATAAAAGTATTACCTATATGGCAGTTTGATTACCTTAAATATGAAAATAATTCTAATACTACTAGATTAGCGCATGTATTAAAACATAATACTAAAATATTGAAATTAATTGGAGATAACCAAGTGGTTTTAGGATTAAATCAAAAAAATACCTGGTCAGGATGTTTTGGAGTTCAATCTTATATTAATCATCAGTTTCTCTCTTTTTTACATGACAAATATCAATTATTTAATTTATTACATGTAGTTAATAATAGATTAGATCGTTGTTGTTTAGAAAGATTGTTTGCCATTATTTTTTATATTGAATATCCAATATTAAATCAGTTTAAATCTTTATTAGGTCCTATAAATAAGTATTGTAAATGGGGTACTACATATGAAGAGCATTGTGAATACTTGAAAAAATATGGAAAATCACGGATCCCTATAGTTAAAGTATGGACAGGTAGATGAAATAAATATTAAATTAAATATGTATAATATAATATAATGCCATATGGAAATTTTTATTTTGGGAAAGATGGATTTTTTTATAAAAGAATGGGAGGTGCAGGTGGACGAAAAAATCCGGCATTAGGAGTAATTTGTAATGCACCTCAAGATTTAAATAATCGGTATGTTGCAGGATCAGGCGTTGGCGCATCTAGTATTGCTAATCGCCGAGCTAGATTACAAAGAGCTACAACTTGCTATCCTTTTTGTAAATAAATTGATATCATATTTATATAATATATGAAATCAATATACAAAACTATAATGAACTTAAATTTAATACAACAACTAGTCATATTTAATGGCCTATATGACATTCTTTGCGCAGGCAGTATATTAAAAATAATAAATGTTCCATTATTAAATAAAATACATTTATCAATGTTTATAAATGAACCAACAGATCAAGAGAAAAGATGGATAGCCTATTGGGTATTTATGAATGGTTGTATTCGAATATCATTACAAAATAAATATTTAATTAGTATTTCATATTTGATTGAAGCTATTGTAATAATGAATGAATGTTTTATTCATAAACAAATTTATATATATAATGGAATTATAGTATCTTTATTATCTGTTATCATTGCCATTGCTATTTTAATTTTATTATAAGAATAAAAAGAAGAAAGAAGAGAGAAAGCAGAAAACCCAATCCAAATAAGTAGATATAATGAAACCACTTAAAGAACCTCGCCATTAAAATTCCGGATTACCTGTAAAAACCGCAGGAATATTATCGCTACTAACTGACTCCATCATTGGACTCAAATGATCTAATAAATAAAATCCAGACAAGACACTAATATAAACAATCAATGTATCTTTAATTAATTCCTTTAATGGTTTGTTTTCTTTTTCAATAAATCTCATTTCAATAAATTTCATAATTAAAAAAAGTATTGCAGCAGCTCCAGCATTTATAAACACATTAGATGACATTTAAATAGAGTAGAATTATTCTTATTATTTTTTTACGCATTTGAATCTGACATCAAATCCGGTAAAGTAAATTCTTCTAAATCTGATATTTCAAATTTAGGTTCATCCATATTATATACTTCTAAATCATTTAAAGAAACAGTTTGATCAGAAATATTTAATTTAACAGATCCATCATCATTGTCTTCTTCATCTTGTTTTCTTTGATTATAGCGAATTGCACTAATCTCTTCTAATCTATCTATATCTTTTGGAGCATTAACCAAATTTTCATTATTATCCGTATCTCTGACAAAATCAGTATCATTAAATTTAATTGCCGTATCTATAGAACTTAGTCCCGCTAATTTAGATACTTCATTAAATGCACTAGCGTTAGAACTAGTTGATTCTTCTGATGCTGCTATTACTGAGGCGCCTAATCCAACTGACTCTATAGGTGCTAATGCTACTGGAACTGATGCAATTGGGTTTGTTTTATTTTCAATCAATTGCTCTTTAATTTCTTCAATATATTCTTCTTCAGTTGTTTCGTCCATATAAGCACGTAAAATAGCTTCAATTGGGATACTTTCTCTAATGGTATTTAAAATACTCTCCTGAACAATCAATTCCAATTCACGATTATTTTTTTGTGTTTGTAATGGAGGAATATTTACTTCAAATAAATAAACATATTTATATATTTTTCTAGCAATTGTAATATATATTTTATGAATAAAATCATCAATCTTTGGAATATTAATATCTATTTTCTTTTGTTTTTGTCCAACTCGTATAGCAGTCAATAATTTCAATTGAATAATATACACACACGTTACTAAATCTTCTAAATAACTGCATCCACTTTTTTCAACAATTCTGGCACGTTCTGCTTCAATAATATTGGCATTCCATTTTGGAATACGACTGATAAAGTTTTGAAATGTCATCAAATATTTATTTGTCTCTCCATTTTCTTTACATAATCTAAAAGATTCATCAAAAATAGATCTTAATCCTTCAATCATAAAAGGTGTTAATATATTCACCAATCTTGAACCCCATTCATTTTTAGATTGATTTAAAGTTGTCAAATTAAAGTCATCCATTATTTAATGTATCTATTTTTATTATATTACATAAACGAGAAAAGAAAAATTACATAAACGAAATATTTTCCAAATTATATGTATTATTTAAAAAAGTAAAATTCAAAATAAATAGTATCAGTATTTTTTCATTACGAAACTCTTTTCTAACTTTATTAAAAGCAAATAATAATTCATACCTTTTTTCTAAAGATATTTCTGGATAATTATTTTGATTTTCTATTAATGTTATAATATCTAAACCACTGTATCCTTTTTCATACAATTTAATACATTCTGCTATTAATTCATTTAATTTTATATTTGTATTAGGCACAAATAATTTAAATAATTCTTTTTTCAACCATTCTGATCGTGTAGTTTTTACATCCTTTAATTTAAAGGTTTCATTCAAATTATATTTATATAAATTTATGGTTTGTCCATTTATTACTGGTTCTGGTATATATATTTCGCAAAAACGTGACAATATTGGTTTCAATAATTTATACTTATCTTCAATAATAATAAAAAATCGAGTTGTATGACTAAAAAGTTCAATGCATCTACGTAACGCCGATTGAGCATCTATTGTTAATTTATCTGCATTAAGTAATATAATACTTTTAAAAATATCTCCACCATTTGAATTAATATGTGTCTTTGCAAAAAATTTCAGTTCTTCCCGAATAAATTTGATTCCTTTTCCGTGTGCACAATTGACGTGCATTACAAAATGTTTTTGTCTCTCTCTATCATTATTATAAATCATATTTATGAATTTTTGAACAATTGTTTTTTTACCACAACCGCTTTGACCATGAAATATAATATTTGGAATTTTATGATTTTCGTGAAAGTATTGTAATTTTTCCATTATTGGTTCATGAATTTTTAAAGTTGACGTTGATGACATTAAATATAAGAGGTATTTTATATTTAATATGTTAAACGCGTATAAGATATTACATTTTTGAAATAAGCGTTTTCTTAGCGAGATGCACTTTTATCTTTTCTTTTTCTCTAACAAATGCCTCTGTTTTACTATGCGGACCTATCATTTGTGTTAATACTCTTGTATATCTATCATCATCTTTATCAGAATTAGGGTTTAATACATCATTTTTCCATCGCAGGGTTTCTCCAAATACTCTATGTTTAACATGTTCAATAAATGAAATTGCTAATAATTTTGCTCCATTATTATCTTCTTTTTCCCATAAATCATTTGATTTTATATGCAATACTTCTCTCTTTAAATCAGAGCAATGTATTGGTCTTTTATTAACAGGTATTTCATTTAATATTTCATCCATTACTCTATTCATTCCAGATGAATGTGTTCCATGTTCAAACATTTCTATTAATTTATTTGGAATATC